GGCTGTAAGTACTCCGTGTATTTGGATCATCTTAATTTACCAACTTTCGGAATCGGTCACCTCATTACCGAGTCTGATCCAGAGTTCGGTCAGCCTATTGGCACAGAGGTATCTGAAGAACGAGTGCGTAAGGCATTTAATTTAGATGTGGCTGTAACTATAGATGAGTGCAAAGTGCTGTACCCTGACTTCGATGACCTGCCCGAGGAGTGTCAGCACATCATAGCTAACATGATGTTTAATATGGGTCGCCCTCGTCTGTCCAAGTTTAAAATGATGAAAGCTGCGATAGACAATAGGGACTTCAATGAGGCCGCAGAGCAGATGATTGATTCCAGGTGGCATGATCAAGTACCGAACCGGGCCAAGCGTTTGGTTAAGCGGATGAGAGCACTAGCTGAAGACTAATGGCAACCAAGTTAAGTGAAAACACTGAACTATCGATGCCTATCCGCAATTTGATTGCGATGGTTGTCGGGGCCGCCATTGGCACATGGGCTTATTTTGGGATTATAGAACGCCTTAACACCATCGAAAATAAACTTATATTAATGGAAGCTGACTTAGGCCAGAACACTGAGTTTCGTATTAAGTGGCCGAGGGGTGAGATGGGTAGTCTACCTGCCGACTCTGAGCAATTTATGCTGATCGAACATTTGTCTGAGCAGCTTGCTAAATTACAAGAGCAAGCAGACCAAGGCAAACTACCGCATGACCAGCAACAGAAGTTAACCTTGGATTTTTATGAAAAGCGATTGACAAATATTGAAGCACAAATTGAGAAGATAAGGAACGCACAACGTGGTAATTGAGACGATCACATTGATTTTGTACATGAGTGGTGATGTTGCAGAACATACAGCCTTTGAGCAAATCGCCAAATGTCTCAAGGCAAAGCGAACTATCGAAAGAAATCTGTATAAGAAATCAAACGCAGTCCGCTATGCGTGTGAGAATAAGACCGTGGAGATCTCAAAAAACACCGATGGATCTTCATATATTGTGCGGATAATTAAGTAAAAACAAAACCTAGCACAAAACTAACAAACCACAGGTTAATCATCACCATAACTAAGTAGCTGTAATTACTAAATAAAAACATCGATTCTCGTGGACCTCGTGAACAATGGACGTATCATTATACCTTCAAGGCTCTGAGAATCGATCTTTTTCGGACTCAGCCTTCTGAATCAGGCTCTCAACCTCATGAAGTTTACTGAGAGCCTCGTCTAACAGACCAGACTCGTGCTTCAAGAACAGTTGAGTCACCGCATGTGTTGCCCGACTCAGTAACATTTTAGCTTCAGAGTATCCGTTCATTTCTTCTTGGCTGGTCTGCCACGCTTTTTCTTTTTGGCAGGTGCTTTGCCACCCTTCCAAGCTTCGTTAATAGTAGGAGTCTTTTTATTGTCTGCTACTAATCGACCCTTGCTGTCTCTAGCTCTCTCCGGTTCCTTAACAAAAGTCGGAAAGAACAGCTTTAAAAATTTAGTCCACATATTACTTCTCCTCATGAAAGTTAGTCTTCGTCATAATACTCATCTATTTCCTCAAGAGTATAGTTCCAAATAAACATTGGTGTATCCTCTCCCACATAAGCACCGAGCACATTATAATTAAAATACTCTACAGCTTCTGTATCCGTCATACCTTGATCTATAAGTATTTGTATACACTCGTTGGCATCATAGGCTATGACGTTCTCACTTCCACATCTCTCCGCCACACCTATTATGGCTTTATCAAACCCCTTGGCTTTGAGCATGGTGCCTCTCCTCTTTAACCTTGTCGCACCTGGTGCTGACAACAAACAAAAGTTTTTTGGTCTTTGGATTTGTAGTGATGTCTGTTTTCATTTCAAAAACTCTGTTCCGACACTGACGCATATCTTCGTAAGGTCCCCTAACATCGACAGCATTAAAACACTTGTCCGGTGTTGCCATGAAACAAACAAAAAGAACGGCTTTAAACATTATCCTACCTCCCCCCAGTTTTTGCCCAGTTCTGCATCAACTTCAAAAGGAACTTTTAAACTTGGCACACAAGTGGACATTATTTCAACAATCTTGTCTGAGTCCTTCTGACTCTTAACACTAAAACATAGTTCATCATGCACTGTGAGCATGGGTGTCAGACCCTCTGCATGACAATCTACCATGGCTTTCTTTGTCTGATCGGCACTCGAACCTTGAATGAGTTTGTTCAAAGCCTTGTATGTAAAGGCACGACGTATCATACCTTTGCCACCATACTCTTTGATTGCATCCTCGAGCTTCATGGCCTTGTTGTACCCGAAGGACTTAGGCTCCCACATATCAAACCTGCATTTACGCCCCAGCCATGTACGAATGACACCCTTCTCTTGTGCTTGATCCATTGCAAGATCGGCAATGCCTTTCACAAATGGCACCCTTTCATGATATTTCTCGAGCAAAGCTTTGGCCTCGATCTCATCGATGTCCATTACACCAGCCAGCTTCTTACGCCCCATGCCATACATGATACCAAGGTTTACAGTCTTGGCCTCCTTGCGAGTGATGTCCGCCAGATCCGCAACCATCTGATGAAAGTCAGCGTTACCCTGATGGTACATGTCAATTACACTGTCTATCTGAGGGTGTCTGTGTACGCCCGTCAGTTGAGCACAGTAATGTGCCAGCCATCGTGGTTCTTGTGATGCATAGTCAAAGCTGCCCCACTGTGTGCCCTCTTCAGGCAGAAACAAACCACGGATCATGGACTTTATCTCTGGATCTCTTGCAGGTATTTGCTGTAGATTAGGGTGACTCGATGAAAATCTACCAGTCACCGTGCCGCCCTCATCAGAACGCAGAGGATTAAAGTCACAATGAATGCGCCCGTTACACGAATGTTCAAGTATTGTTTCAACAAAAGTCGTATTTGCTTTGTTAAATTCACGCAACTTCACAATCTTTTGTGCGATTGGATGCGTGTGATTATTAAGAAACTGTTTTGTAAAGGAGGGAGCATCCGTATTTTCTGTCCTATGGTATTTAAGCCCAAGGGCATCGAACGCCTTTGCTACAGATGCAGCAGACCATGGCTCCACCGCGACCCCGGTATCGGACCTTATTTCTTCTAACAGCTTCTTCTCTCGTTTCTGTAAGTCCTTTTGTATCTTTTCTGCTCCATCAATATCAACACGCACACCCTTAGTTTTCATCTCAAGAAGCACGGGTAACAAGCTAGATTCCAACTCGAATATGCTTGTGACCTCGTCCTGCTTTATGTCCACACGCAACCTGTCCCACAGGCGTAGAGTCACAGCAGCATCTTGTTCGGCGTAGCTGCCCACAAACTTCGAGGGCAGTCGCCACATGTCACTCTTTGGATCCACATGATACATTGCCGCCGCAGCCCGTAGCATTTTCTCGTTCTTGTACTCGCTAAGGTATTCACCCGTCAGAGAGTTAAGATTGTAAAATCTACGGTTCTCGTTCAGCAGAGGCGCGGCTATCATGGTATCGATTATCGGACCTTGGACCTCGATCCCTGCCCATCGCAGCCAACCCAGATCATACATGGCATTGTGCATAACCTTCTCGATCTTGGGTGTTGCCAGTTGTTTCTTTAGCCAGTTAACCACCAGCTTTTCTGGCAGGTTGCCTTTCTCATGACGCACCGGGTAGTAACCAACAAAGTCCCCTGCCGCTACAGCGTATCCTATGACATACCCATCGTCTCTGCACCATCCTGGACCCAATGTAGTTATGTTGGGATCTCTTGTTTCCAAGTCGATAGCGATACGATCATAGCCTGTAAGATCAGGAAAAGATGACGGTGGCTCCCATTCGTCATCACCAAATCCAAGGGCAGCTTCTTTGACATCCATATCAAGAAGATTCATTTGCTCATCCATCGTTTATGATCTCACCTCCAAGGGCGGCATAACCTATTATATCCACCCATGAGTCATCCTTTGTCATATCTTCGCTTAATCTAGCTAATTTGAGGCCCACCATGCAAGCCACCACCTGTTCAGGCGTAATCTCATGCTCGAGTATAATGCTCCATATCTGTGCAATACGCTCATGGTTCTTCCTAGCCGGGCCATATTCCTTGGCTCTCTCACCGTTGATAAGCTCTTCTGCTGTCTTCAAAAAAAATTGTCTATCTTTCATAACTGAAACCCATAATGTGATTGTGATTCGATAATATGCAGAGACTTTCGAGCGCGAGTCAGGCCAACATAAAATGTCCTGATCTCAGCATCCTGATCCCTGCTCTCAACACAAGCCCTCGAAGAGTCGAGCAGCAGAGCCACGTTGTCTGCCTCACCACCCTTGGCTTTATGTATAGTTGATATCTTTATGCGCGGCTTGCCTGTCAGGATAGACTCACCCATACGACGCACAGACGTAATGTATATCCGCTCTCGATCAGACACCTTGATCACTTCATGCCACGGCGTGTCGATCTCCGCTGTCAACTCGCCCATAGTTTTGACATCACTGAAACCATATGTTTCTTCAGTGTCTAGACTTCCTAGCTGTTTTCTACCTCGCTTGGTAGTGGCATCTGATACCAGTAGCGTCGATAGCTTCTTGACATCTGCCGCAGACAAAAACCTGCCCCTACATAGATCCAGCCACATCTCAATGCCTCTCAACACGTTTGGTGATATTGACCAGCCTGACCCTTCACGCCAGTACAGATAGCCCTGATCCTTGAGATCACTCGCCACTCTGTTTGCGATATAGTTTGTTCGAGCCAGTATTAACCATTCGCCCGTCCTGATATCTACATCCATGATATCCCGGTGCCATGTTATAGAACCTTGCTCCTCGGTGCTTGACCATGTCTTTGGTTGTCTCGTTATCAAACGTCTGACCATGTTGTCTGCTTGTTTGTGTATCGATACGGGCAGGCGGTATGATTTATCAAGCACGATCTTGTTGGGACAGGCGTTCAGGAAGTCTTTAACATTCACACCCATCCACGAATAGATGCACTGGTCATCATCCCCGGCGTAGTATATGCGCTTGGCGTTGGGCTTCATCACTTCGTGCACCATGCGCCACTGTAACGGAACCAGATCCTGTGCTTCGTCTACAATCAGAACATCGAGCAGCGGACTGTCGCCCTGTTCGATAAAGTCCTCGATCATGTCCACGAAATCTATCTTGCCTGTTTCTTTTTTATAGTCACGCAACACCTCGTCCACCAGCTTGAGTTGCTGATAGTGTAGCCTGCGATCAGCCACCTCGTTGAATTGTTGCTCGATGCTAACCCCTCGAACCCGTGCCATCTGTATGATAAACATGTATGCGTCACCGCTCTTGCCGGGGGTGAACAACAGACCATCAGCCATGGTCACTGACGAGTTCGAGCTAAACTCAAGACCCAACAGCTTGCCGATCTTGGTAAAGTCTTTACCGATTAATACCTGCTTTGCCGTCAGACCCATGTATTGAAACGCGAAGCTATGCAACGTGCGGAACCAGACCATCTGATCCACATCCATGTTTAGCTTTGCAGCCGCCCTCTCTCGAGCCTCCTCTGCCGCTTTACGAGAAAAAGATACGAACGCAATGTGTTCAGGAAGTGTGCCATTCTCTAGCTCCTGCTGCACGATCTCGATGAGTCTTGTTGTCTTGCCCGTGCCTGGGGGTCCGAAGATAGTTGTTTCCATTAGAAGGGCACCTCACTGTCTTGAACCTCGATACTGGGAACTTGAACCTCTGTATTGAACGCAGGCACCCACCACACGCGAAGTGGTTTACTATCTCCCTTTGTAGTCTTAAATCTTTTGAGACCATTCGCAGAGCCACCGGAGTTCATCTCTTTCAATCTCTCTTGTATCTGACCCCGGCTGTATGTATCGAACTTGTTATTACGCAAATACTTTATCAACGCCTCGATCTTGAAGTACGTCATGTTGTCTTCTTCATCAGTGAACGGCTTGCCAAGTGTGATCTCTTCGGCTGACTGAGCCTGTACCCTGCCATCACAAAACGCCTCAAGCAGATCCATAAACTGCCCTTTGTATGTCAGTTCTTCCGGCACCTCGATTTCACTCATGTTCTCCATCATCATCGACACAATGACCTGCCACTCTGCCAGCTTCATCAGCGGTGGCATCTTGCGGATCTGTTCCATGCAGGCTTTCTGGAATCTCTGCGGTGTTTGCAGATCGTCCGTGGTCATCTCGACACGCTGCCCAGCCACATCACAAAACCACACGGGTGGCTCCGACTTAACCACGCATAGCCCTGAGATCTCCACATTCGACGCATGACCGCCAATACCATACTTCTTGGTCTTGCACAGGTTCTTGTTGCAAAAGCTTTTCAATGGCTCTTGTTCGCACGGGAATCCATACTCTTTCTTTTCATGCTGAGTCTGGATCGTCACAACCTCTGACGCAGGCAGGGGTGGTGTACAAAATTTGTTGTTGATTTCCTCGAGTCGGGCTTTCCAATTGTCGGGCTGTTCTTTCTTACAACCCACGGCTGCTGCAAACATTACTGTGTTGCGTGTGCCTTCGGGTATACCCTGCCCAAACATACAGTTCAGGCAGGGTGCCCACTCATTGAACTCATCGATCTGTTGACCAAAGGTCAAACCAACAAAAGCCTCTGGCTCCACAGTCCTCCCATCGACGAGTTGCAAGAATTCTTTTAGTGTTGCAGCTTCTCCGTCCTCTTTAACAGCAAAGCGGAGCGTCTGTTTCGCATCAAAATACGGAAGGTTAATAAAGTTCCCAACATCACCACGTTCGACAATAATCTGCTCCTGCTTCGGGAATATCTCACAGCCACCATATCCAAGATACGATGCAATCTCTGACGCTTTATCACGGAACTCTCCTGCACTTATGTAGCTCTTAAAGAAAAAGAATATGTGTGCACCACCAGACTTGGATCGACAGACCACAGCCGGGACTTCCATTTTCCGTAGCTTCTTGTCTATCGCAGCCAGATCAAGTGGGTATTGGTCGATGTCTAACGCACCGAACTTGCACTCGTTGTTCTCATTAATCGGTATCGAACCTACACCGCCCTCACCCTTCAGGTGCCCAGCAATAAGTTCGACCGTAAGTGGTTTGCGAACGATAACAGACTTGGCCTTTTGTTTGCCAGCCCTTCGTTCATTAGATATCTGTGTCTGTCCATGTGCCGCCCCAAATCCCTCGAATGCAGCCATGAACCGTTGTAAATAGCTCATGGGTATCCCCTTGTTGGTTTGGGGTGCCGCCAAGACTCCTCAATAACGACACCCCAAGAGGGTTAGAATGGTACGTCATCACTTTCTGGTGTAGGCTTATCTTCACCTGTTCCAGTTTGGATCTCACCTGCCCTGAAGGAATTATACAGATCACGGGCTTCGATGATCGCTTCAGGTCTCACGCTATCCATAGCTTCCTGAGTTACTGCGTAGTTGAACCACGAACCTTTGTCGTTGCTCTCCTGCACAGAAGTCAGCCGCCATGGCACAGACCACATCGGTGGATTAAACATACCATTCGTTGGATGCTCTATCTTCAGACCTGCCCGACGAGTATTCCATTGCTTCGCAATCTTCATCTGGGTCTTCTTCATATCGCAGATCATCTGACTCGTGCTTCCATCAGCGTCCACACCCAACACGAGAAACTGAGCAGACCGGACAAGCTCGTTACCGTTTGGTAACATCTCAATAGATCCGTTACGTTCAGTCTTTCGGATATCAGGATCATCGGCACTTAACTCGCCCATGAACCCACCACCAGTCTCTCGGAGTTGGAACTCCAGAAACTTGGTAGTATAGGCACACATCAATACAACGAGACCTTCATCGGCCTCCCAATACTGACCAGTAACCGTATTAAAGATATCACCTGCCGAAGCACCCTTGATAAACTTTGGGTCAGTCTTCAACAGTTGCGGAGACAGCGGCTGGAGAATACGCAAGAAAGGAATCTGCATATCATCAGCAGTGATAGTCTCCATACCCTGACCTGCACTATCGAACAGGTCATCCATTAGATTTGCCACTTCAGTGGACTTTTTATTCGCTACATTTGCCATGATTTTAGCTCCTCGATATCTTGGCTTCGTTTCCAACATGAACACCGAATGTGTCGAAGTCGATCTCTTTACCCTTCTCAATACGCTCCTTCACCCATGCCTTTAACCTCATGGGATGAACGTGCGTCTTTTGAGCCGGGTCAAGCCCCTTGCTTCGGAGTTCATCAACGACGGCTCCCGCCACATTATCCTGTCCTGCATTAAAGGACACAGTCACATCATTCTTGATAATGTCACCTTCGCCGATGGAACGTATCCAAGCAAAAGCCTCATCACGTTTCTCCTCACTTATTCGAGCGTGGACAAACTGGCGTAGCTTTACCTTATTTCCATCAACCTCAATGCTGTCCATACCCATCTCGTTCATGAGAGCAGGTATGTCCTCTTCGTTGACTTTTCTTTTACGGTATTTGAGATCCTTGAGTTGCTGCTCTGTTGCAGCAATATCGTCCTCGATCTCCATAGACTGACGAACCAGAGTCGATAGCATACTACCCTTCTCTGTGCTCACCTTGTCGAACTTCTGGGCATCGACCTCCTCATCTATTAGCGAGAATATATCGCTCATCTTTCTTCTCCTTCGTTAAAGTTTAACCCCTTCGGGTTCAATACAGACCCTAAAGCCTGTAAACTAATTGGTCAAGCCGTAAACCACGGCTCATCAGGACCATGCTTTTCGTGCTGATAACCCTTATACCACTCTCGAGCATTAATCGTATACTTCCAAACTCCCTGAACAGTGCTGGCTTCACCATGAAGCATCTCGCCATGCTTGGCAACGAAGTCCTCTTCAGTCAACGTATCAGCATCCTCCGCAAACAAATCGTATTCTCCAATTAACATGTCTTTCATTCTACCCATTTCTAGACTCCTCTCTCTCTAGTTTCTAAGCCAGCTTCTTTTCGCCATTTCATTCATCTTTTCTTTTTGATCAGATGAAACAGCATCACCGATAGTCGCCACCGATCTGGCACAACGACGACTCTCCCTACTCTTCTCCCTACGTTTCTCTATCTCTTTATTAGCCCACACTAACGCACAGTCCCCGCAACAGAAGTTTCCAAACTTCATTACAAACTTACCCGTATAGCAAACGTAGGTATAATAAATCTTCTTATCGCCACCCACTCTAGGAATCTCGCTCTTAATCTCGAGGTTCCCATAGTACTTCTCACCGGGCCTCTCACCATAGAACTCCTTAGTCTGCCTAGTGGCAGGTCTCTGGCAGTTATAGCAATTGACCTCATGACTTAGCTCTTTGCTAACGTCGGGCTTCATAACAGGTTTACAAGGACCTTCACGCATTTAGTTCTCCATTTCAGCAACATGCTTTTCTTTAGGTTTGTATTTCAAAGGCTGATCTTTTTTTAACCCACTGTACCGACCTGTTCGTGTCGCTGGGTGATCATAAGCCTCCACCATGTATGACAACTGCATCGGAACACTCCTGTGCTCAAAATCCGCAATTGCATGCAGTTTCTTATAGACATCAACTGGAACTGCTACTGATTTAAACTTCTTGTTATCCATCTACTTCTCCTATGTATGGACTAGTTATACATCTTTATCCCAAGTAATAACGAATTGTCAAATATTCAATAGTGTTTTTCCAATTAATTAATACTAACACAATTTTTTTTAAATTGATGACTTGGTCCCAATTTTTTTATTCTTTTTTTGGTGATAGCTCGAGCCACTGTCTTGCTTCCTCACCCAGTGTCTTTGCTGACAGATCAATCTTGGCTCGAAGAGTCTTAACAATATGCTCATCGACCGTGCCCTTCGATACGAAGTCCACATAGGTCACTGTATTCTTCTGACCGATACGATGACATCGATCCTCTGACTGTACTCGAGTCTCCAAGTTGAAGTCATTGGCGTAGTAGATCACGTTGGTTGCTGCGGTCAGCGTCAAACCATAGCCTGCGGTCTGAGGGTTAGCCACGAAGAACCTCGCATCTCCGAACTGAAAGTCCTGGATGGCCTGCTGCCTGTCGTCATCCGATGTGTCCCCGAAATAGGTGACTGTCGAGTCCGAACCGTAGGTCCTCTTCAGTGCTGCCTCGATGTTTCGTATGTCATACCTGAACCTCGACCATATGATTACCTTGCCAGACATCTCCTCGATTGCCTCGAGCAGGGCATCTATGCGTCTGGTTTTAAACTCAACCAGATCACCATCGTCTGTCATCAGGTGCCCACACAATACCTGTTGGAGTCTGAGCAATTGTGTCATCACCGCTGGAGCCGACACCAGATCACCACCATCGAGCAGTGCAATGGCTGCATTCTTCAGTGACATATAATGCTTGATCTGATCATCAGTCAGGCTGACGTGTCGGACTGTGTAGATCTTGTCAGGCAGATCGAGGGCATCCTCCTTAGTCACCCGATATGAAAAGCTCTCGAGCTTGTCACTAAGCTCATCAAGATTTCTGTACCCCACAATCTGTTGGAAGCTATGACCACCCATACGCTGCGTTCTTGTGATCGCATACCTGCCTTGGAATGAATAGAACGACTCGAAACCAAGCAGGGCTTTGTCCATGAAACCACACTGTGCATACAAATCCATAGGTGACTTGGTTACAGGTGACCCAGTAAGTATGCGCTTGTATGCTGCGAACTTAGCCAGAGTTACCAGAGCCTTGGTTCTCTTTGCCTTCGGATTCTTGATCGTTGTTGACTCGTCAACTGCAAGCAGGAAAGTCGAACCTCGAACAAACTTCTCCACAAAAGCTTTGACCTTCGGTGTTGCAAAGCCCTCCACGTTAACCAGCAGAATGCGTAGCTTGCCACGCTCCTCGATGCCAGATAGCAGATGTTCTTTCTGAACCTTGTTCGGGTTCGGATTCCAGACATACACCTCATTGTCTATGTCATCCCGCAGGTGGGCTGGGATCTCTGACACCTGCCAGTTACGATACACGCCCTTGGGTGCAACGATAATTGCAGTGTCGATCTTTTTGTTTTCGTACAGCCACGCCATGTTGTCGATAAGAACCTTCGACTTTCCGCACCCCATCTCCATGAAGTAACCGTAGTTCTTCTTATCGTAGGAACGCTCGAGCGCAATGCGCTGATGCTCATACGGCTGAGTTTTGTATTTGAATTTCATAACTGCCCCTTGTTACTCCTCGAAATCTCCAGACATCAGTGAGTGCTTCGCTGCCTCCAAGTGCCAGATGACTTCAGCTACGTCCTCTATCGTAGTCATCATCTTGACACTGCCATCTGCTGCCGTGCCCACAATCACTGCACTATCCATCATCTTTGCAGCGATACCACACACCGCAGGCACTGAGGCTCTGGGCACTTTGCTTACCTTCGGCTTTGGCTTCAGGTAAACCACGTTGTCAGCTTCGTCCGTCATCCAACATTCCTCGTAGCTCCTTGGCCTTGTTACGCATCTCCATATAGACCTCGAGCCTCTTTCGGGTTTTTTCTGCCTCACGATATAACCCTGTATCCAGAAGCATTGTCAACTCATCATCAAGAATGCGGATGATCCTGTCCATTGATTTGGTCTCGCTCATCATTATCCCCTCAAAATTCTATGCCATGCATTAGCCACTTTCATGGCCTCATCCAAATCATCCAGATCCTTGGTGTCAAAAGTCTTAATCTTTTCATTCACAATTTCTTCCATAATGTGAACTGCTTCCTTCCAAGTAACTTCTTCCTGTTTTATTTTCATTTGAATATCGCCTTTCTACCTTGCGTGTATTCTGACAGTGGAATCACAAACTCGTCTGGTTCTTCATCAGGCTCCATACCAGACTCGATCTGGTTGCGTTGGAGATCCTGAAAATCATCCATGACTTCCTTTTCCGCTTCTGCCTTGGAGTCAAACAAAGTTGGCTTACCATCACCGTCAGTAACGGCCTGCCAGCCATCGCACAGGGTATCGAACACAATTACATATTTCTCTAATGACACGTCTCTTCCTCCTCTTCACTTAAACTTTCTCGAGCGCACATCATGGATGTTTCTATTAGTTGAAACAACTGCGATGCGTTATTAACGTTGTTCTGCAAGGCCAACGTCATACCTGCCGCCATGAGCAGATAAGATGCAAAGTCTGGATCAAGATCCATGTCCTTGAACTCCTGAAGCAGTTCCTTTACCTGCTTACCTGCCATGAATCTTTTGGAATCAGTCTCCATCGGGAACCCACTCAACACTTTTTACCATGCCGCTATACGCCTCCTTGGCTATGGTTTCCTGATGCTCAGACCAGATTTCAGCTAGCATATCCATCACATTATCAAGACCCATATGATCCACCATACCCATATGACTTTCCATATTGGTCGCGAACTGATGCCACGTTTCACACTCATCCACGATATCAAGAGCCTTTTCAGAGAACCGCTCTTCAAGCTCCATCATCATCGCTTTAACTCTACCCATGAGCCATCTCCCTTCTTTTCTCGGTGCGCTCCATCACGCGAACAAAATTCTCATAGTCCTTTGGACTAGGCGATTTAAATAATGCCGATAGCCCAACTCTAGAAAACACATAAGTTTCTGGCCTATACACCACGCCATGCCGATCAAAGTCATCGGCTCTTGGATCATCCTCAAACATTCCGAACTCTCCTTATTGTTATCGGTTTAGACAGGGCATCCTTGTTCCATGCCCTGTTGTTTATTCTAAGATGCATCTGCCTCGAAAGTATAGGCTTACGCAGGCCAAGATTTAGAATAACTCGCTTTTCGGTTTTGACCTTCGTCATCGAGCACTCCTTATCATCGCAAGAATGTGATCCTTCACATCCTGATAGGACTCTGCAACGTATAATGTATGATTTGGACAGGTGATGATGGTTATCGTGCGCTCAATCTCACCCCATTTCATGTCGCAGGTGGTGACAGTAAACTTGTCTCCGACCAAAAACACCTTGTCTGCATCGCGGCCTGTCAGGTTATCCACCTGAGTTAGTTCAAGCGTTATCATCAGTTTTCTCCCACTCACCATTGCCATTGCCGTGCTTGTCCCAGTACGCAGTCAAGTCGGATAGCGTTTCCATTGGTTCGACATCGATGACCACATCCTTAATGTGATCATCCCAAATGTGATCTTCGGAGGCTTTTTCTTTTGCCTGATCAAAGCTATCCGCCTCGATGTCCTCGATGCAGTGATACACTGTCACATAAACTTTGTACTTAGGCATGCTGCACCTCCCTGCGCTCAAGCTCTGCACGTTCCTCAAGTTCATTGTTGACCACAGCCATAGCCTTGACCATGAACTCGCTCGATACCGACCAGCCATCGACCCCACCATGCAGGCACAGTCCACGCTTCGACCAATCAGTCACGGTCTTTTGCTCTCCGAACCGCTCATCAAAATTCAAAGAACTCCAATAGTAGCGACTGACAAACTGACCATACTCCTTACCCAGATAGGCTTCGGTCTTGTCGTCGGAGTTACGCAGGATATCCGCGACCTTAGAGTCCATATCGTAGAACTCGACCATCGGATCATCGTGCTT